ACTGGCGTCCGCGCCTGTGATGTACCTGCTCTTCAGCCTTTCCTAGTAGACATCTACGAAGAATTGTCAGGAAACACTATTATTCTCATGGAGGGAGCACAGGGCTTCTGGCTCGACCCAGATTGGGGCGACTATCCCTATGTTACCTCCTCGCATACTGGTGTGGCTGCTGCCATTCAAAATGGCATTAACCCACGTTCTATTCGTAATGTTTGGGGGGTTATCAAGGCTTACGAAACCTACGTAGGTAAGCGCCAGTTTCAGCCAGATGAACAAGTTTTTGACCGCATCCAAGAGGTCGGACAAGAATTTGGAGCCACCACGGGTCGCGTCAGGCAATGTAACTGGATAAACGTAGATGAAGTGGTTCAGGCAATTCACATGAATGGTGTTAATCGTCTCGTCGTTAACAAAATGGATGTTCTTCGCAAAGTTGGTCTTTGGGGCACAACGAAGGGTCGCATTCATGGTGAGCGACACTTCCGAAACCACCTAAACAGCGAGTTTGGCCCCACCCGTGGTGTTGATAAAGTGTATTTTTCGGATAACGCTGAGAACATTTATGAACAAAATCGCTTGACAACGGCTGCCAAGTAGATTATATTATATGTAACGTTGGAGGACAGATGCCGAAGAACTATGGATACGCCTGCATGAACATGCAGTTGTCTAACCCGCAAGATTATGGTGGAAAGAAGAAAGATAGAATCACCACCAATCGCTCCATGATCAAGAGAACTTTTCAAGAGAAGGGGATCGAGTATGCGTCCTCCTTGTCTCTCCAAAATGTGCTTGATCTCCAGAAGGTTCTCGAATGGAATGTTGAGCACGGGATCCATTTCTTCCGTCTGTCCTCCAACGTCTTCCCTTGGGCGTCAGAGTATCAACTCTGTGATATGCCCGACTATGAAGCAATTTATGAGGCGTGTGAGCGTGCAGGTAACTATGCCCGAGAGCAAGGCATGCGCCTAACTTCTCACCCCGGTCCGTTCAACAAACTTGCTTCTCCAAATGAGAAAGTGTTTCAGAATACTTTGAGAGACTTGGAGATTCACGGCGAGTTCTTTGATATGCTTGGACTACCTCGCAATCACTACGCAAAGATCAATATTCACGTTGGTGCAGCATACGGAAACAAGCCCGTCGCACTAGATACTTTTGTAAGGAACTTTGAGCGTCTACCAGAATCTATCACTTCTCGCCTAACTGTGGAGAACGACGACCGTGAATCACTTTATTCAACGCTGGAACTCTTTGAAGGAGTCTATCCTCGTACTGGGATTCCGATTGTGTTTGATTATCATCATCACGGGTTTTGTACTGGCGGTATTGGTGAAAAAGATGCCTTGGAGATTGCGATTTCCACTTGGGGGGACATCAAGCCGGTAGTCCATTATTCAGAATCAAGAGCAGAAGAAAAGAAAGACTCCAAGATTCGTGCCCACGCACACTCAGATTTCGTCAACGGACCGATTGACGACTACGGCTACGACCTCGACGTGATGATTGAGGCAAAGGCCAAAGAACTTGCCCTGTTCGGGCTCAGAAAAAATGACGCTGCGCGCTTGACAGCAGCAGCGTGACATGTTACATTACATACATAACAAGGAGGACACTATGTCTACATCGACTGAAGAGAAGAAGCGCTACGTGCTGGAGTACATCCGTTCGCTCGTGGCAATCGAAGAGGCCATGGAGCCTTACAAGGAGCAGAAGCGTGAACTGCGCACCGAGTACCGCGAGCAGGGCTGGCTTAACACTGACGAGATTCGTGCGGCTGTGAAGGCTTACCGTCTGTTTAAGGGCAAGGTAAACATTGATGACGTTTATGACAACTACAAGATGCTCTCTGGTGGGGATGCGGAGGAAGAAGCGTGATTATTCAATATCAGCGACTTGACGAATACGTAAAGGTGCCTACCCGCTCTAACCCATCCGACGCTGGGTTGGATGTGTATGCCAACGTGCGGGATCCAATCATAATTGAGCCACGCGAGTCAGCAATTATTCCGACCGGTCTAAAGTTTGGGATTCCTCACGGTCACATGCTGCAAGTAATGAACCGCTCAAGTATTGCTGCAAAGCGTGGACTGATGGTTGGCGCGCATGTGATTGACTCTGGATATAATGGAGAGGTATTTATCAACCTTCATAACGTTGGACACTCACCGCAAATGATTCGCTATGGAGACAAGATTGCTCAACTTGTAATGATACCAGTTGTTGCGTTCCGCCCATATCTCATTCAGGGTGATTTATACCAAGAACCAATCACTATCTCAGATCGTGGTGATGGAGCCCTTGGGAGCACAGGTGGATAAGAACACAACACAAGTAATGTTTAGTTCAAAGTCGAATGATTGGGCAACACCCCAGTCATTCTTTGATAAACTAAATGGAATCTTTGGCCCATTTACCTTGGATGCCGCTGCCTCGGCTGATAACTATAAGGTCATCAATCACTATACTGAGGCAGACAATGCTCTATCCCAGGATTGGTCTGGCAACCGAGTGTTTCTAAACCCACCTTACGGACGCAATCTAAAAGATTGGGTGAAGAAAGGCTACGAAGAAGGACAGAAGAATGACACAACGGTGGTGATGCTTATCCCTGCTCGCACCGATACCAAGTATTGGCACGACTACGTAATGAAAGCAGACGAGATTCGTTTTGTCCGTGGTCGTATCAAGTTTGGCGACGAGACAAATAGCGCACCATTTCCATCAGCCGTGGTGGTGTTTCGACGGTCAGCATATCAAACACCCCGCATAACGGGAATGGAACGATTATGAATAGGGCACAGCGCCGCCGCCTCAAGAAGAAGAGCAAAGGCAACGAAAAACTCGCCCAAAAAATTTCCAGTTTTGAACACAGACCGGACATATGTTCTGCTTGCGCAACCGCATTTGACGCAAAATCAAAAGAGCACGCAATGACGTGGCGGGTGGTGGTACGAGAAAATCCTACCCGAGTATCACTATTCTGCCCAGATTGCATCGAAAAGGCACAGGAGGTTATAAATGCCACAAGAAACACCGAAGATTGACCCATTTGATTCTCAAGGTCTTGAGGATGGAAAAAACACCGAAGAAGTGGCCCTTGAATACCTAAACATGGTTAAGACAGGGCTTGAGGGTATTGCACGCCGCGAAGCAGTAAATCATCCCCCACACTACAACCAAGGCAACATAGAAGTAATTGATGCTATCGAGGATTGGGGGCTTGACTTTAACGCAGGCAATGTAGTAAAATATGTTGCGAGGCACCAACACAAGGCAGAGCCCCTTGAGGATCTGAAGAAGGCTCGTTGGTATCTCGACCGACTTATAGAAGGATGGGAAAATGCCGGTATCGAGAATTAGTAGACGAAGCCTAGAGCAAATTCTGGGCGGAAAGGTTGGAGAACGTCACGATGTGGTGATTAAGTTTTACGGACAAAATTGCCACCTATGTCACGCGCTGCGTGATAAGTTTGTAGAAATTTCCGACGAATATGAAAACATATTCTTTTATGCGTTCAATATGGATGATGGTAAAGGACTTGAGAAAAAATATGGCTTTGAAGGTGTCCCTTCAATATGCCATGTAAGAACTGGTACGAGGCCAAAGATACACTTTCTAGAGGAGCCCAAGAAGCCCCACAAGGAAACGTGGTATCACCCAACAGGTATTCGCATGTTTATTGACAAGCACAGGAGCAAAGATGATTGAGGCACTTACCTATGATGACGTGCTACTGCTGCCACACTATTCGGACATTCGCTCTCGGTCTGAAGTAGATATCTCTACAGACCTTGGCAATGGGTTGAAGTTGGCGCTACCGATTATATCGTCCCCAATGGACACAGTAACGGAAGACCTTATGGCTAGAGCTACGTCAGGACAAGGCGCTTGTTCTATTATCCATAGATACAATACACCAGAAGAACAAGCAGAGTTGGTCGGGCACGCAAGGGTCCACGGAGCAGAGAACATTGGTTTCGCTGTTGGTGTTGGTAGAGACTTGCTAGATAGAACACGTAAGTGCCTTGACGCAGGTGCCAGCTTTGTTTGTGTTGATGTGGCACACGGTCACCATATTATGATGAAAGAGGCGCTACAGGCAATTAGAGACGCCATTGGTGATGACCTGCACATTATGGCTGGAAATGTAGCAACCTTAAAGGGCATTAACGATCTCGCAGACTGGGGAGCTAACTCTGTTCGATGCAACATTGGGGGCGGCTCCATCTGCTCTACCCGCGTGCAGACAGGACACGGACACCCCGGCTTGCAAACAATCATAGATTGTTCTCACACTGACCGCGATGTAAAGATTATTGCAGACGGTGGCATACGCAACTCTGGCGACATTGTAAAGGCACTCGCCGCAGGTGCAGACGCGGTTATGTTGGGTTCCCTGCTTTCGGGAACAAAAGAAACACCCGGTGAAGTTTATACTCGACAAGACGGAACAAAGTATAAAACTTATCGCGGCATGGCCTCCAAGGAAGCCCAAGTAGAATGGCGTGGTAGATACTCTTCGTTTGAAGGAGTATCCAGCACCGTGCCGTATCGTGGCAAGGTTCGTAACGTGCTTGCCGATCTTGACCGGGGCATACGCTCCGGGCTCTCATACTCTGGTGTGCGTTCTATCGAACAGCTACAAAGAACTGCCGAGTTTGTTCGACAGACTCCGGCTGGTCTTGGCGAGAGCAGAACACACATCACCACGAGAAAATGGTAATGTCTGATAACCCAAACTATGGACAAGACTTAAAGTCTATCAGGTTTATGGTGACAGACGACGACCACGCACGACTGCTGATAAGGCTGCGCCACAACAAAGTAAATGTGGCGCAGTTTTTTCGTGCTGTCATTGATGGAATGATTGAGGAGGAGGAAAATCTTATTCAGTTCTTTGACAATTATGTAATGGAACACAAGATACTTTCTCGTAATCGTTTCACAAAGTCTCTTAAACTCAGAAAGAAAGGTCAAGAAGTTCTTGAAGATTTTGGTCTACTTGATGATGCAGAGAAGCAACAGATATTTGACTTAATATCAAAGGAATTTCCAGACTTATGAATAAACAAGACTTAATGGTATGCGCTCAGCAATGTTTAAAAAATAGAGAATGTTGTTTAGCAGAAAATTGTAGATACCATATAGATTATGAAGAAGAGTTTAATTGCTCAATGATAACAATTTATGAAAATGGCCCATTATCTCTACGTGAAATAGCGAAGCGTGAAGGGCTATCATTTGCTCGTATAAAGCAAATACAAGACAAAGCACTAGTTAAGTTAAAGAAAAGATTACCTGACGGCGCACAATTGTTAGCAAGTTCGGGTGATGCAGACTATTTATTTTGAGTTTTATAAAGGAGATTTAAAACTATGGCTCGCAAGACACTTTTAACAGAATCAGAGATTCGTCAGTTCATGAAGCTGGCAAACATTAAGCCCCTACAAGAAATGGGCGGGGAACTACCAGTTCCGGGTATGCGCGACGACAAAGACAAAGACCGTGAAAAAATGCGCAACGAGGCAGAACGCGATGATGACGAAGATCCTCCCGGTATGAAGGATATGCGTGAAGCCGAGCGTGACGATAAGGATGAAGATCCACCCGGTCTTCGTGGTATGCGCGAGGGCGAAGATGAAGATGAAGATCCCCCCGGCATGAGAGGTATGCGCGAGGAAGAAGAAGAAATGAAGATGGACGCTCCTGAAGGCGACATGGAAATGGATATGGACATGGGCGAGCCCGCACCCGACATGGGCGGCGATATGGATATGGGCGGCGCCATGGGTGGAAAAGAAGAGGAGTTTGCTGATATTGTAGACAAGCTCGCAGACCTACTTGGACTTGATGCTGACGTAGAGGTTGGCGGTGATGAAGAAATGGGGGGTGAGGCCATGGGCGATGAAGGTGGTGATCTAGAAGGTGCCATGGACGCTCCCGCAGGTGATGACGAAGAACCAATGATGGAACTTGTAGACGACGAGTTAAACGAAGATGATATTGTACAAGAAGTTGCTCGTCGCGTCGCAGCCCGTCTTCTTCGTGAAAAGAAGCAAGAAGATGTGGCGACCAAGCTAGCCGAGCGCATCTTCCGTAGACTCGCCTCAAAATAATAGCTTGACAAAAATCTCCTGAGCCGTTATAATAACCATCTAGGCAACCATCCTAGGTGGTTATTTCATTTGGAGAGACAATGGATTTTGTAGTTAGTCTGATCATAGCCGGGTGTGCTTTTCTACTCGGCTGGATGTCGTGTTCTGGCTTATATTTTATGAAGTCTACTAGAATC